AAGCAGATACACCAATGACAAAAATTGATAGATCAACTTATGGTGGTTTATCAAATAAAAAATCAAAAGGTACACCTAATCAATATTGGGTTGAAAGATTTATAGATAGAACTGAAATACATGTTTACCCAACACCAGATTCAACTAATGCAGCAAAACATGTTCATGTATATTACATAAAAAGAATTGATGATGTTGGAGATTATACTAATGCAACAGATTTACCTTTTAGATTTATACCATGTATGATTTCAGGTTTAACTTATTACTTATCTCAAAAATATGCACCACAATTAACACAAGGTATGAAACTATTGTACGAAGATGAATTACAAAGAGCTTTAGCAGAAGATGGTTCTGCATCCAGCACTTACATAACACCAAAAACTTATTATCCAGGATCATAATGCCAAAATATGCGTCAGGAAAAAAAGCAATTGCTATATCAGATAGATCAGGAATGGAATTTCCTTATCACGAAATGGTAAGAGAATGGAACGGATCTTTAGTTCACATAACAGAGTTTGAACCAAAACAACCACAATTAGAACCAAAACCTATTTCGTCTGAAGGTGTTGCATTAAGAAATATTAGACCAGCTAGAGTTGAACCACCTGTTGCACTTTCTTTACCTAAAGATCCTTTTACAATTACCAATGGTAGTCCAACACTAACAGTTGAATTTTTAAATCATGACCTTCAAGTTGGAGATGAGGTTTTATTTTTAAATGCAGCTAGTAATAATCCTGTAGAAAGTTTTAACTTAGGAGCTAATTTATTTCCTTTATTTCAAATTTTAGGTTCTAATTTATCTTCTACTGATACGACTGTTACTTTAGACGGTAATACTAATTTTGCTAATACAGGTTTCTTTTTTATACAAAGTGCAACTACACCTGTTGCAGGAGCTTCAGATTATGTTCCAGTTATTCAAAGAGAAGTTATAAAATACACAGGTAAATCTGGCGGACAAAATCTAACTGGTTTAACAAGAGGCACTAACGCTCCGTTTAGAGGTAAAACACCATCAAGCACTACAGCAGCTGCACATACTGCAGGAGTAAATGTTTTTCCAAGTTTAAAAATTCAAACAGTAATAACTAGAACAGAAAATACTGGGGCACAACCAGCAACAAAAACAGTTAATACAGGCTTCACTGTAACCTTGCCTTATAACGCATCAGGTAATATAACAGGAGGTGGACAAAACGCTTTTGTTAGTCCAATGTTCAGAGGAATTAAATAATGAGTTACACTTTTCAAAATTTAAAAGACGATGTTAGATCATACACAGAAGTTGATAATACAGTTTTAACTGATGCGATATTAACTACTATGGCAAAAAATGCAGAGAATAGAATTTACAGAGATGCGGATTCTGATGATAATAGATTTTATGCTACATCAAACCTAGCTGTTGGAAATAGATATGTGACCATACCATCTGATTTAAGAATTATAAGATACGTTCAATTAAAAGATACAAACGTAACACCAAATGTTCAAACTTTTTTAGAAAAAAAAGACACTTCATATATGGCAGAATTTTATGATAAGCCAGCAACTGCATCTGGAATTCCAAAATATTATGCAAACTGGGATGCTAATTTTTGGGTAGTAGCTCCAACACCAAATGCTACTTATGAAATAACACTAGCATATATAAAGCAGCCAGCCAGTATTACTACATCAAATTCAACAACAACTTATTTGAGTAATAAATATCAAGATTTACTTTTGTATGGAACTCTAGTAGAAGCATATGGATACTTGAAAGGTCCAGCAGATATGTTACAATACTACGAGCAGTCATATCAAAGGGCTCTAGCTTCGTACTCTATCGAACAACAAGGTAGAAGACGCCGGGACGAATGGCAAGATGGTGCAATTCGTACACCTTTAAAATCACCATCACCATAAATAAGGAGAATATAATATGGCAAATATAGTACCTAATTCTTTTAAATCTGGTTTGTTAAAAGGAACTTTTAATTTTGACACATCAGGTAACGGAGGAAATACTTTTAAGTGTGCTTTATATACTAGTATCGGTTCTTATAGTGTGGCCTCTACGGTCTACTTAGCAGGAACAGGAAACGGTGAAGTAAGTTCTACAGGAACAGCTTACACAGCAGGTGGAAACAATCTAACAAACAACGGAGTTGCAGGAACAACAACTGCATTCGTTGATTTTCAAGATTTAACTTTTTCCTCTGTAACGTTAACTGCTGCAGGAGCCGCTATATATAAATCTACTGGAGGCGGAAACGAATTAGTTTTGGTATTAGACTTTGGTGGCAATAAAACAGCAACAAACGGAGACTTTATTATTCAGTTTCCTACTGCTGATGCATCAAACGCTATTATTAGACTAGGCGACGCGTAATAGTAAAGGATTAATTAAATGGCTTTTGTACTTAACGACAGAGTTAAACAGACAAGTACGTCTACTGGAACAGGAACGATAAACCTATCGGCTACAGCTGAAACAGGTTTTGAAACTTTTGTTGCTGGTATTGGAACTACAAATAGTACATTCTACTGTATTTCACATGATGGAACTTCTGAGTTTGAGGTCGGTATTGGAACAGTAACTGATGCAGGTACTGATACACTTTCAAGAGATACCGTTATCTCCTCTTCAAATTCAGATAACAAAGTGGATTTTACAGCAGGAACTAAAACTGTATTTTGTACTTACCCTGCAAAACGTGCTCCGTCTGCAAGTATGACAGCAACAACATATATTAACACACATGCTTCAACAATATCTGATTCACAAACAATTGATTCAGGAGTTTTAGCAGGACCGGTAACTGTATCAGGATCGGTAACAGTAACAGGTAATTTGGTAGTTATATAATGAGTCAGATAGAAGTAGATAAAGTAATACCACAGTCAGGAACTAATTTACAAATTGGTGAAGCTGGTGATACTATTAATTTAACTACTGCAACTGTAAATTTACCAACTGGTGTTGGTGGAACAGCATGGCAAGCAGTAAAAACTGCTAACTTTACTGCGGTAGCAGGTGAAGGATATTTTGTAAATACAACAGGTAATGTTATTACGGCAACTCTACCAGCATCTGCAACTATTGGAAATGAAGTTTCAATAATAGATTACGCTGGAACAGCAGATACAAATAATATAACAATAGGTAGAAATGGACATAACATTCAAGGTGCAGCATCAGACATGACAGTGTCAACAGAAAGAGCTGCTTTTACATTGGTTTATGTTGATGCAACACAAGGGTGGTTATTAAAGGACAAATAATATGGCTGATTATAAAGATTTAAGATACATATTTCCTGCAAGTTCAATTACATCAGGAACATTTTCAGACGCAAGAATAGCAGCATCTAATGTTTCTCAACACGCAACTTCTTTTGATGATAATAAAATTGTCAATGATATTTCTACACTAGGATTAAGAGTACACACACAAGAAAATCTTAATGTTTCAAATACAAACTCAGCAAGTTTTGATGTGTTTAATGATGCAAATGGAATTACTAATTTAACTAATTGTACAAGAGATAGTAACGAATTTATTGCTTCAGTTACAACAGACTCAAATCTTATATATCTAAATAGATTTGAAGCTGATCCACCAACAACAGACGATAGTTCAAATAGTATAGGAATTGCTCATAGAAATGCTGGAATGACAAGAGCTTCACAAAACAAATTTGGTACTTATTCTGTAGCAGGAAATGCAACAACAAGTACATTTATGAGAACAGCAACAAATAGTAATTTTGCTTTTGGTTCAAATGATTTTACTATTGAAACTTGGTTTTGGTCTAGTAATGTCACTTCTTCACCTTTTGGTAATGCGGCTGCATCGGGTATATTTGGCTCAACAGCACAAGAATATGTTATATATGTTGCAACAGATGGAAAACTTGGTGCATATATGTCTAATAATGGTAGTGCATGGAACATTTTTAATGGTCATGTTTATGGACCAGCCTTATCTACTAGTACTTGGCATCATGTTGCTATGGTAAGAAATTCAGGAGCAACTAAAGTATATTTAGATGGTACAGCAATTGGTGATTTTAATACTAACAACTTAACAAGTATAAGTTCTAATGCAATTAATATTGGTTCTGATATTGGAACAGGAACAGGAGCTCAATCTTGGGGATTAAATGGATATTTAGATTCATTTAGAGTTTCAAATAATGCAAGATATACTTCAAACTTTACTCCACACACTTCTGACCATACTGCTGGTACGTCAAATGCAACAGGTTCATTTGAAGGTGTTGCAATAACTGCTGCATCAACTTCAAAAATGGGAGCTGTGCTTACATATCAAGATTTTCAAGGCACAAACACATTAAATACTGACATAGTTCTTAAGTTGAGCGCTAATAATGGATCAAATTACAGCACAGCTACACTTACAGCTTTACCAGACTTTGCTACTGGTATTAAAATGGCTAAAGTAAATGATCTTTCTGTGACAGCTGGAACACAATTAAAATATAAATTAGAGTTTGCTAATCAAGCTAGTGGAAGCAAGGAAGCAAGAATTCGGGGGGTTTCGTTACAATATTAATATGAGTGAAGTAAAAGTAAATAAAGTAAGTCCAAGATCAGGAACTGGTGTACAGCTAGGAGATAGTGGTGATACAATAACTGTGCCTAGTGGTGCAAGTATTGCTTTACCAAATACTTCTGTTGCAAACGCAGCGTTACAAGGATCAGGACAAATTACAATCAACGGTCAAGCAGTATCCCTTGGTGGATCTGTAACTATTGCTACAGAATCAAGACCAACTTTTACATCTATCACACCATCAACAATTGAAAACGCACAAACATCCTGTGTTATAGCTGGTGGTAGTTTTGTTTCTGTGCCTTTGGTTACAGCAATTAATAGCTCTACAGGAGCAACTGTTGTAGCTGATGAAGTAGCTTTTAACTCAGCAACACAACTTACAGTTAAGTTTACTTTACCTGTAGATGGAACTTACAAATTATATATTGAAAACCCAGATGGTAATGCAGTTCAAACAGGTGCTGTGTTAACTGTTTCTGATGCTCCAGCATGGGTTACTTCAGCGGGGTCACTAGGTGTATTTTCTGGTGGAGGAAGTTTTGGTACAATAACTTTAACAGCAACTAACTCTGTTTCCATGGCTAAAGTTTCAGGAACATTTCCAGGTGGAATGACCTTGAATAGTGGGACAGGATCTAGTACATTAACAGGAACAGAATCAGGTTCATCAGTTACGACTACTTATAACTTTACAATAAGAGCGACAGATGCTGAGGGCCAAACAGCTGATCGTGCGTTTAGTATACAAATATCTCACGGAGCAGAAGGAGGGGCGTTATTCCCATAGGATAAATTAATTATGGCTACATCACTTAAAAGAAGCAAAGGAACACCATCAAGTACACAAATTGGAACTTATAGTTTCTGGATTAGATTTACAACAATTGGTAGTTTTCAAGTATACAGCAACACAGTTGAAAATGATAACAATAGAGGTTATTGGCAATTAACTTCTGATATGAAATGGAGAATGGTTGATAATGATGCTAGTGGAGACCATATTGTTTTAAGAACAAATAGAGTATTTAGAGACTTAAGTTCTTGGTATCACTTTGTTATTAGAGTAGATACCACACAAGCTACAAACACAGATAGAGTAAGACTATATGTTAATGGTGTACAGGAAACAAGTTTTGATCAAACAACTTATCCATCACAAAACGAAAATTTAAAAATATTTACTGGTGGTCAAACCGATAGAGAGTATATGAATAGAATTTATGGTGGAAGTGCAGGTTCTCCTACTTATTATATTTCTCATTTTCATTATGCAGATGGACAAAGTTATGGGCCAGATACTTTTGGTCAAACAGATACAGCTACTGGAGAGTGGAGTATAAAAGCTTCACCAACTGTTACTTATGGAAACCAAGGTTTCTTTATGTTTAAAAATGATGCTTCATTAAATGATGATAGTGGTAATGGTAATAACTGGAGTTCTGATTCTGGTACAATTCAATTTGCACATGATAATCCAAGTAATCTTTTTTCTACAGTAAATGGTCTTACTGGAAACCCTTTAGGTTTATCAACTGGTGCTTTAAAAGCTGTTCAATCGAATGGTGGTACTTCTTCATATAATCCTGTTTATTTTTCTTCATTAGGATACACTGCAGGAAAATTTTATTGGGAGACTAAAGTATCATCTTTTTCAACTGGCTCAGGTCACTCAATATCTTTGATGAGAACTAATACAGGCCACATTCCAACTTATGCTAACGATAATACAGAAACTGGTACAAGTATAGGAAATAATACAGTTAATTATTTCTTTGCAGAATCAACAACTTATTTTAAAAAATATGGAACTAATGAACAAAGTGGTTCTGTTGGTAGTACTCTTTCAAGTGGAGATATTGTAGGTATGTCTCATGATGTATCTGCTGGAGAAGTAAAATATTTTGTTAATGGTAATCAGATAGGATCAACTATTACAGGGGTAAGTTCTGCTAATGATGGATATTTTTATATTCCATATTGGACTTTTGAAAGTAAACCATCATCTAGATATTGCACTATGGAATGGAATATGGGTAATGGACATTTTGGAACAACTGCTATAAGCACTAATAGTGGAAATGGCTATGCTGGTGCAGAAGGTGCATCAAAATTTAATTATCAACCAGCATCAGGTTTCTGTGCTTTATCAACTAAGGGGTTAAATATATAATGGCTTATACAACAATTAATAAACATACAGATTATTTTAACACTAAACTTTATACAGGTAATGGAACCGCTATAGCTAGTGGTGGACAAGCTATTACAGGAGTTGGCTTTCAACCTGATTGGGTATGGATAAAAGAAAGAAGTTCAACTTCTCCACATAAACTTTTAGATTCAATTAGAGGTGTAACAAAAGAATTAGAAACAAATGCAAATAATGCAGAATCAACAGAAGCAGAAAGTTTAACAGCTTTTGGAACTGATGGGTTTACAGTTGGTTCAAACGGTGCAGTAAATCAAAATTCACAAACTTATGTTGCTTGGAATTGGAAAGCAGGAACAACTGGTTCTGGTACGACTAGTGGATCAGGATATGGTAAAGCATATTCTTATTCTGTAAATACAGCAGCAGGATTTTCTATTATTACATATAAAGGTAATGGTTCAGCAGGTCATACAATACCACACCATTTAGGTACAACACCTAGTTTTATTATTGTTAAAAATATGGATTCTACTCAATCTTGGTTGGTAGGATTAACTACATTAGGTTGGACAAAAAATTTGCATCTTAATGAAGATGGAGCTGTAGAAACTTCATCTGCTATATGGAATGACACAGCACCTACTTCATCTGTTTTTACTGTAGGAACAAATACAAAATGTAATACTGATGATACTGATTACATAGCATATGCATTTGCAGAAAAAGTTGGTTACAGTAAATTCGGACAATATTCAGGTAACGGAAACTCAGACGGCACATATGTTTACACTGGATTTAGACCTTCGTTTGTTATAGTTAAAAATTCATCAACAGGTAATAATGAATGGGTTATGCACGATAATAAAAGAAATACTTTTAATCCTACAAATAAAGAGTTAGTAGCAGATAATAATTATGCAGAATATGATGATGTAAGATTTGATTTTTTAAGTAATGGTTTTAAAGTTCGAGATAATGTAGGTTATGTAAATTCAGGAGGAGATGCATACGTCTACATGGCATTTGGACAGAGCATTGTTTCTTCAACCAACGTTGTAGCAAACGCTAGATAAAATTATGAGTAGTATATTAAAAGTAGATACGATACAGGATCAAGATGGTAATCTGATCATCAGTAAAGATTCTGGTGGTGCAGGTTTCCAGGGCAAGTATTATTCTTCTACTGCTCCACTTGTATACGAGGTTAAGGTCGCAGCAAAGACAGCCGACTCACCATACTTTGGTGTTGGTAGTTCTCTTGGATATTACATCAATGGTATACAGACACCTATAATAGAATTAAAAGGACAGGATACTTCTAAACCATATTATTATAGATTTGATCAAAGTGATTCATCAAACAATGGTCACCCATTAAGATTTTATGTTGATGCTGCAAAAACAACAGAGTACACAACCGGAGTAACTAACACAGGTAATTCACCTGCACCAGGAAACTCGGGAGCATACACACAGATAGCTGTCGATAAGACAACACCAAATGTTTTATTCTACCAATGTTCTAACCATGGTAACATGGGTAACTACGTATTACATAATTCAACACATCTAAACACAGGTGTCTTTTTAAAGATGCCCGCAGCAGATGGTACAAATGGACAGGCTCTAACTACCAATGGTTCAGGTGTTTTAAGTTTTGCTGATGGTGTTACTTTTCCAACTATTACTGGTATTAGTCCAACAGTTCTTGATAACAACGCTGGTAATATAGTTATAACTGGTACAAATTTTAAGGACAGTTCTACACCACCTTTTGTTGATGCAATCAACGCATCTACTGGTGCTATCGTCACTGCAAACTCTGTATCTTTTTCAAGTGCAACATCTGTAACTGCAAACTTTACTTTACCGGTTGATGGCACATATTTTTTAAGATTAGAGAACAATGATGGTATCGCATGTAGATCAGCAACAGCTTTATTAACTGTATCTGATGCACCTGCGTGGACAACTGCTGCAGGAAATCTAGGAACAGTGGCATCTACAGGAACTATAAACTTTACAGTTGCAGCCACAGATGCTACAAGTTTTGCAGTACAATCTGGATCACTTCCAGGTGGTGCAAGTTTAAATACAAGTACTGGTGCAATCACTGGTACTGAATCAGGCTCGACGCAAACTACAACGTATACATTTACGATACGGGCAACGGATGCGCAGGGCCAAACAGCGGACCGTCAGTTTAATATTATTATATCTCACGGTGCAACAGGAGGAGGACAATTTAACTAATGGCTAGTACAGAATTAGAAAGATCACCATCATCAACAACAAATAGAAAAACTTATACTTTTTCTGCTTGGGTAAAAAGAAGTAAAATATCTAGTGGTTATCCTAGAATTTTTGCTTATGATTATGCTGATACTGATAGATTTGAATTTTTCTTTTACAATACAGATGAACTTCAAATAGAACATGTAAATAACAATTCAGTAGATATTGACATTCACACAACTAGAAGATTTAGAGATACAAATGCTTGGTATCATATTGTTTTAGCAGTTGATACAACTCAAAGTACTGTTGCTGATAGAGTTAAATTATACATAAATGGAGTGCAAGAAACTGCACTTACTAATGCTGCTGGTAGTTCACCAACTTATCCAGCGCAAGATACTAATACGATAGTTAATTATGCTTCAGGATCTAAATTTATTATTGGAGAAACTGGATATTCAAGTGGTGGTGCAAATTTTGATGGTTTAATGTCTCATATTCATTTTGTAGATGGTGCAGCTTTAGCACCAACAGTTTTTGGTTCAACAGATAGCACAACTGGAGAATGGAAAATAAATACTTCTCCTAGTTATACAGTAGGAACTAATGGTTTTTTTATTTTAAAAGATGGAAATTCAGTTACAGATCAATCAGCTAACTCTAATAACTTTACAGTAGCAGGTGGTACACTTACAAAAACAGAAGATAATCCAAGTAATGTTTTTGCTACATTAAATCCATTAGTAAATTTAGGAACAACTAGCAGAACAATAACTAATGGTAATACAAAATTTAATACATCAACAACTGCTTGGGGTAATATATTATCAACTTTAGCATTTCCGTCTGGTAAATTTTATGCTGAGTTTCAATTTACAGCACTACAATCTAGTAATGGATATGGTGGTATGGGAATAACAGATGCAACTGAAAGCTATACTTCCAATGATAGTCTTAATAATCATAGCTCTACTTCAGCAGGAGTGACAGGTGATTATAGAAGTGGACAGTCTAATATAAAATCAGCAGGAAGCACAGTTACTTCAAATATAGGTAATTTTAGTAATGGAGATATAATTGGTCTTGCAGCAGATATGGATAACAAAGCATTATATATTCATAAAAATGGAACTTACTATCAAATAAGTAGTGTTACAGGAGTACCAACTTCAGGTGCAAGTAAAACTGGTGCAGTAACAATACCTGCTACTTGTGTTGATTGTATGTTTTGGGCAGCAAGTTATACTTCAGATGCTACTATTACTGCAAATTTCGGCAATGGCTACTTCGGAACTACAGCAGTATCTAGTGCAGGAGCTAATGCTAGTAATCTAGGAATATTTGAGTATGATGTGCCTTCGGGGTATACTGCTCTTTGTACAAAAGGATTAAATTTATAATATGGCATACACAACAATTAATAAATCTACAGATTATTTTACAACAGCAACTTGGTCAGGCACAGGTTCTCAACAAACAATCTCTTTACCTTTTCAAGCTGATTGGATATGGGTAAAACGAAGAAATAGTAGTGCAAACCATGCGGCTCAAGATATTGTAAATAGTTTTGGTAATAGATTATCACCAGATAGAAGTGTTGCATTAGGTAGTGAACCAAATGGAATAGGAACAGTTAGCGGAAGCGGTTTTAATTTTCAAGGAGATTATGCTGGTAGTGGTTATAATGAAAGTGGAGGAACTTATGTTTCATGGAATTGGAAAGCTGGAACAGCATCTGGAATATCTGGTGGTACAATAACTCCATCAGCTTATTCAATAAATACTACATCTGGTTTTGGAGTTTACAAATGGTCAGGTACTGGTAGTGCTGGAACTATTGCACATGGATTAGGGGCAGTTCCTAAAATGATAATTGTTAAAAGAGTAGATAGTGCTGATACTTGGTGGATATATCATTCTGCTTTAGGCAATAACGATGCATATTTAGCATTGAACGAACAAAATGCTGTAAGTACAAGTGGTGGTGGTGCTTTATGGAATAGTACAGGACCGACATCTTCAGTATTTTCAGTTGGAACAAATACTGGGGTAAATGGTTCTGGTGGAACTTATGTTGCTTATGTGTTTGTAGAAAAAACAGGTTATTCTAAAATTAGTAGTTGGACAGGTAATGGAAATGCTGATGGTGCATTTGCATATTGTGGGTTTAAACCACGTTGGCTTTTACTTAAAAATACAGCAATAACTGCAAGTTGGGTCTTAGTTGATTCAGAAAGAGATACGGCTAATTCTGTATCAAAAGCCCTTTTTCCAGATGCTAATTCAGCAGAATATGATTATACAGATTTATTTGATTTTGTAAGTAATGGTATTAAGGTTAGAAATAATGGAAATGCTTGGAGTGGTTCTGGTCAGTCAATAGCATTTATGGCATTTGGTCAATCATTAGTAGGAACTAATAATATTCCAGTAACTGCATTTTAGGTAGCCTCACATGTATTTTGGAGCTACTTCCTTTTCGGCAGCAGCCTTCTCTGATGTAGGCTTTAATCCTAACGCATTCGTTAATGTCCTTGGATCAAGGATCAATGTAGCTATCGGTGATGATGTAATCATCGGTAAAGCAAATGTTTCAGTTACAGGTAATAGAGTAAATATTGGAACTAGTGATGTAACGATTGTTGCAAAAGCTAGAGAAATATTAACAGGTAATGGTTTAGAATTAGGTATAGGTGATGCACAAGCTTCTATACCAAAAGATGTACCAGTTACAGGTAATGGTTTTGAGATAGGTAATGGAACTGTTATAACCAAAGGTAAGTCTAAACCACCTATCACAGGTCAAGGATTAGATCTTGCAACTGGTGATGTAACAATAATTGGTAAATGTAATCTATCAGTTACTGGTAATGGTTTTGAGATAGCTCTTGGTAATGCAACAACTAAAGCAAATGCAACAGCAATTGTATCTGGTAAGAGATTTAATATTGCAACTAGTGATGTTACTATAATAGCTAAGTCTAAAGTGTTACCATCTGGTAATAGATTTAATGTAGGTACATCTGATATATTAATCAGAAAATGGGAAGCGGTACCGGTAAATGCAACCCAAGTTTGGACGGAGATATAATATGTTTTTTGGAGCAACATCCTTTTCATCAACAACTTTTGCAGGCGTAGGAATACAGAATGTAGTGGTGCTTGCTAATGGTCAAAGAGTCAATATTGCCGTTGGAAATAGCTCTGTTGGATTTGGAGCTAAACCGACTGGTAATAGATTTAACCTTGCATTAGGCACGGTTTCTGTGGTATCATGGAACCCAATAGATCCAAACGCAGGGCAAACGTGGGTCCCAATAGATCCACTTAACCCATAGGAGAATTATGGCATCAACATTTTCGAGTAATTTAAAATTAGAATTAATGACTACTGGTGAGAAGTCAGGTACATGGGGTACTATAACTAATACCAATCTTCAGCAATTAGAACAAGCCTCATCTGGTTACATCTCAATAGATGTAGCATCGTCTGATCAAGCATTAGCGATTTCTAATGGAGCTGTATCAAATGGTAAAAACCTGTACCTAAAACTAACGGGTACTCTTGCGGCGAACAGAACTGTAACAGTTCCAGATTCAGTTGAAAGAGTATACGTGGTTGAAGATGCTACAGATAGAACTTCAAATAGATTTACATTAACTTTTAAAACTGTATCTGGCACAGGAATATCATTACCTGTAAAATCAAAATCTTTACTATATTCAGATGGCACAAATGTAAATTCAAGTATTGTTGAAAGAGGGTACATAACAACTAATGGTACTTATACTGCAGTTGCAAATGATCAAGTAATTGTAGATACAAGTTCATCGCCTGTAACTGTAACATTACCATCATCACCTTCCGTTGGCGCAGAAGTTCATTTTATTGATGGTGGAGGTTCAGCAGGTAATTTTAATTCTAACAACTTAACCATAGGCAGAAATGGTTCCAACATTTTAGGCTCAGCATCAAACTTAGTTGTTAATGTAAATGGGTCAGCATTTACATTAGTTTTTGTAAGTACTGCTAGAGGTTGGGCTTACAAAGATAAAATATAGGAGCTAGACTGTGGCTCTCGTTGAGTTTAATTTTAGACCTGGAATAGATAAACAAGATACACCAGCGGGTGCAGAAAATCGTTGGGTTGATTCTGATAACGTAAGATTTAGATATGGTCTACCAGAAAAAGTTGGCGGTTGGGCATCACTAACTACTGACACTATTTCTGGTGTAGTTAGAAAACAACATGCTTTCGTAGATAACGATGGTAATAGATACGTGGCTCTTGGATCAGATAAATTTTTACTTATTTATTTTGAAGGTCAATTATATGACATCACACCTTTAAAAGCCACATTAACATCAGCAACAATTGCAACAACAAATGGATCACCAACTTGTACAATCACAAAAGCAGCTCATGGTTTAAAGGTTGGAGATATAGTGCAACTAGATTCTGTGACACTGCCTGGTGGTACAGGTTTTAATGATGCTGACTTTGAAGATAAAAATTTTCAAGTCATATCTGTGCCAACAACAGGAACATTTACAATCAATCAATCTAGCAATGCTAGTGGAACTGTATCAACAGGTGGTAGTCTAAGTATAAAACCATACGAGCCAGTAGGACCAAGAGAACAGACTTATGGTTATGGTTGGGGTATGGACCCATACGGTAATGGTAACTGGGGTGAGGCAGCGGCTGCATCTGATGTTACACTAGAACCTGGGTTATGGTCACTAGACAATTTTGGTGAGGTATTGGTTGCAACAATATTAAATGGTAAAACATTTACATGGAACTCTGGTATATCACAGAGATTAACAACACGTGCATCTACAACTACTACAAGTTTTGAAACAACAAACAATCCAACAAAAACTAGAGTTAGTTTAATATCACCAACAACAAGACACTTAATACATCTTGGAACAGAGACAACTATTGGAAACACAGGGACACAAGATGATATGTTTATAAGATTTTCTGATCAAGAAGATATTAATACATTTTTACCATCAGCAACAAACACAGCTGGAACACAAAGATTACAAGATGGCACAAAAATCATGGGTGCATTAAAAGCAAAAGAAGTTATTTTGATATGGACTGATAATGCATTGTACACAATGAAATTTATTGGTGCACCATTCACATTTGCTGTTGAACAAGTTGGTACTAACTGTGGATTAATTGGACAAAATGCTGTTATTGAAATAGATGGTGCAGCTTTTTGGTTAAGTCCAAAAGGTTTTTTTCTTTATGATGGTACAGTAAAATCACTACCGTGTACTGTTGAGGACTTTGTATTTGACAATTTTGATACTACAAAAGGACAGCAGGTTGCAGCAGGTTTAAATAATCTATTTACAGAGATTACTTGGTATTATCCTTCAGCTAGTTCAGACTACAACGATAAATATGTTGTATTTAATTTTGGTGAATCAGCAGGTGTGAGAGGTGGTGTTTGGTATACAGGAACAGAAGCAAGAACAAGTTGGATGGATGCCACAATATATAAAAATCCATATGCAACTAAATATGATTCTTCTGCTAGTGGTACGTTTCCTGTAATAGTTGGTCAAACTGGTTTAGGTCAAACAACTTATTTTGAACATGAAGTAGGTACAGATCAAGTAAATCCAAATGGTACAACTACTACTGTTACATCTTTTATACAATCATTTGACTTTGATCTTGAACAAAGATCAAAAGACGCACAAGGTAGAAGTGCTGGCCCTAAAGTTGCAGGAGAAATATTTATAGCTATGAGAAGATTTATACCAGATTTTAAAACATTGTTAGGTAATGCAAAAGTAACTATTGGATTAAAAAGATATCCTCAAGATACATCATCTAATTCTACATATAGTCCTTTTACTATTACATCCACAACACAGAAAAAAGATACAAGAGCTAGAGGTAGATTTGCTAGTGTGAAAATAGCAAATGATGCAACTAGTGAGTCTTGGAGATTTGGCACATTAAGATTAGATATACAACCGGACGGTAGAAGATAATGGCTAAAGTAACTGTAAGAATACCGGAACCAAAAGAAGAATATGATTTTTCAAACCAAAAACAAATCAATAGAGCGTTGACCTTAATGAAAGAACAATTAAACTCAACTTTTCTAGATGAAATAAAACAGGAGCAAGAGAGATTCTCTTGGTTTTTAAGTGGCTAATATATATACAAACGCAAAAATAGATTTTAACGATACGTCAGATACGACTGTTTACACTAGTCCAACAGCAACAACTAGTATTATCAAATCAATATTAGTATCTGAGGATTCTGGTAATGCTGATAGTATATCTGTTACTTTAACAGCTGGTGCATCAGTATTTAGTTTGTTTAAAACAAAGGCTATATCGTCTAATCAAACAGTTGAGTTATTATCACAACCCCTTATAATGCAGGAAAATGAAATTTTAAAAGCACAAGCAGCCACAGGAAATAGGTTACATATGGTTATTTCTGTGCTACAAATAAATAGAGATTAATATGGCATTTAAAGAAGAAGGATCAGTAGAATATATAACAGTTGACGGCAAAGAGGTACCTGTCGTTAAGTGTGAAGCTGAAATAGTTTTAAGAAATACAAAGACAAATTATGAATATAACTCTGACAAAGAAGCAGAGGATGATATTGTAAATCCAGAAACAGCTACAGTTAGAGAAGATGTAACTAGATCTGTAAAAATTAAAGTAGCAAAGATACCAGCGTTAGGTGCATCATCTGATAAGGACGAAGAATAATGGCTATAACAAATTCACAACAAGCAAGACAAATGTATAAAGAAGGTAGTGAGAAACCTGTTACACAAGCTGGTGTAAAAAATTTTCTTGGTAAACAAGAAATGGTTAAAGCACCTAAATTTTGGTTATCGGAACCAGGTCATGTTAAAGCAAAGTTAGCTTACATAACTGATGAAGAAGAAAAAATATTAATAGATAAAAACTTATATGGATCTTTAAAAGGTAAACCTAATAAAGGACCTGCGGGACTTCCTAGTCTTCAAGGTGGAGATTTTGGATCTGAAGACAAAGGCAGCGATAACACTGGAGGCGACGGTGGTGATGCTAGAGAAAATAGAAGATCACAACAGTATGGACAAAAAAGAACCACTGCACAAAAAGGAACTTTATCTGATCCAAATGAGAAAAAAGATTTTTTTACACAATCCTACACAGGACCCTCAAAGTTTGGTGGTTTATTTGGAGGTTATAGAGGAACTACAGTTCCAAATACAACTGCTTATGGTAATAGAAATATTGTATCAGATTTATTTGCTAATAGTTTAATAGGTAGAATTGCTAGTAAATTTGGTCCTCTTAACAATAAAGCTTTTTTTGATCAAAAAGTTGTACCAGCAGGAAGATTTAAAGGAACAACTTTTGAAGATTATATGAGTCAAAGACAAGCTGGTTTAATAGATGCATATGGTAATCCAACTAATCAAGATAACGATGGTGATGGTAACAATGTTTTAACATTACAACAATTACTAGCACAACAACAAGCAGCAGCAAACGCAGCAGCAGCTGCTAATGTACCAACAACAACTCAACAACCAGGTATAGCATATAGATTTATGGCTGATGGTGGAATTGCAAATACAGAAGTTGCAAGACAAAATTATTTTGTTGGTGGTATTATTAAAAAAGCAACTAAAGCAGTTAAAAAAATTGGT